TGCTTTCGGACCCCGATGCGACAACCAGCACGCCGCACAGTGCGACAAACTGAAACAATTCCAACGCCCCGCCGCGCGGATCAGGTGAATTCCAAAGCGACAATGCCGCGACCAGCAATGCACCCGGCAGCAACCAGCGGATCGACCCTGTCAACTTGCGCGGATCAAGCGGCGCCACCAATGCAAGACCGAGCGCCACGACAGCCCACCGTGGAACAAACGCCGCCGATAGGATTCCCGGCCAATATGCCGCTGCGACCAGAAAGGCCCAAACGCCCAGCCTCAATCGCGGTCCCAAGTTTTGTTCGAGAGGCTATAAAGGTAGCACGCGCCGGTATCCGCGAGCAGCGTTGTGACGGCGTTGTTGATGCTTTGGTTGGTGTTGGCGTTGAGCGTCAATGACGTAACCGTGTTCGTCGTAAACACGCACTCACGGGCACCATCGGACGGTGACGGGCCAAGAACGACCGTACCAGCCGATACCGTGCCGGACGGATTGAGTGCCATCCACGACTGATAGTTGCCGAAGGTATAGGAGAATCCCGTGATCGGCGTATATTTGGCGTAGCCGCTCTGCGAGGTGATCATCGGCGGCGTCGCGTAGTTGCGAATTGCCGAGCCGAACCGATTGACCTCGATCTTATCAGTCGAGATCATCGTCAGTAACGCTTGCCATCCGGCCTGCGAAACTGCCTGCCGCACCGGCGCGATGGCACCGAAGACGGCGAGACCAACAAGCAACAAAAAGCCAATGAGGGGGATGCGCTTCATGGTCGTTTCGCCGCGCTGCGGCGCTCCTGGTGAGCATAAGAAAGAAAGATCGGGTGACCGCGCTGAACTTGAAAGCCGCCGCGCGGGAATGAGACAGATTAGCCCGTCGCACTTCCCGGCGACGAGGTTTCGTTCGCATTCGGCATTGCCGTCTTTGCCGCAGCCTTCTGCCGCATTCGCACTGGCGCATTAGCCGGCAATGGCCGGGCCGGTGGTGCCCGTCCCGCCTCGGTCGGATAGGCGGAACTCATTGCCGAGAACGGCATCGGCGGCGCCTCGGGCTTCACCGGATGATAGCCAGGCGCTACTGCGATTACATGCTTGCGGCCCTTGTCGGCAAGGCTTGCCGCCAGCCGCAGAACGGCCGGCCACCACGCTTCCATCGGGAATTCCGGATCGCCCTCGCGAGGCCGCAGCGTATAGGCCGCCTCGTTGATATGCTCCTGCGAGATGTTCTTGCCGTCGAGCGGCAGGGATTTGAGCCACGCATCCATCCGTTCGCCAGCGGCTTTGTTCAGCGGCTGCCACTGATGACAGGGGATCGCGTCGAGCACCAGAACCGTTCCGGGCTCTTGCAGCGTCGGTCCGACCTGGCCAGTCTCAGGCGACGCCATGATGACTTGGCATTGCGACAGCATCCGGTAGACCGGCCGCGAGATGCGGTTACCCTCGTCGTCGATGAAAAACTCCGGCAAGTCGTCGTTCATTTTTAGCTCCATGAAACTGAGGAAAAAGCTCGCGGGCCGAGCGCGACTTCGGCGTTACCCGGTTGGCCCACGCCAACGAGCGGGCGGGCTTGTCCGCCGCCGCGAGAAGTGATGCCGGCCGGGAGGACCGAGCCGGCATCATAACGATCACGCAGCGACCGAATAGTTGTTCGGGTACTGCTGCAACGTCGTCGTCGCGTCGTCATCGCCGAGCGTCACATCGGAGGTGATCGTCCCGGTGGTGGCGTTCGAGCCGGCGACAATGTAGTCGAGCTGCACGAACCGCGGCAGCGCCTGTCCTGTTTTCCGCATCGGCCAATCAAACGACATGATGCGGGTATTTGCGGTCAACAGCGCTGCCGCAATGGCGTCGCTCTCGATGTAGGTCACGAATACCAGATCGGAGCGATTGCCGGAGGCTTGCGCCGTGGCGTTGTTCGGGGCCCCTTGGAACGCCACCTGCAAGGTGGTCAGCGTTGCAAACACCGTCCCCACATTCACCAGGATACGCGGCGTGCCGGGACCCTTGCCGATACCGAGGTCCTCGCCGAAGTAGGTCGTAGTGCCCCAGATATCGGCCGGCGTAGTGCTGAACGTCGTAGTGTCCTGATCAGCAGTAAGCTGATCGTAGAAGTAGGTCGACTGCGCAGAAGCCGTGATGGCTTGGCCGTTCGAGAATTGAAGCTTGGCGTCAAGCATGCCCATGATGGGTTTCCTTTGCGAGATTGAGGACAGAAACGATCGCGCGCTTGGCGCCGATCACGAAACCGTCGCTTCGGTGTCGAGGATTTGGTCGACGACGCCGATCGCGATATTGCGAAAGTTCACGATCGGACGCCCGGCGTAATCCTCGGGCCGCAGCAACACGTTCTTGTCACGGATCGCCTGGATGTCCATGTACTCCCGCGAGGTGCGGTCGCAATAGAACTTCAGGCGGATCGCCGGAGCAACGCGGTCCGGTGCATCCGTCTTGACGATGCCGGAAACCATCCGTCCTGCTGTCGGCAGCCGAACGACGGCCTTCGACATGATGGCGAAGATGTCGGGAGGCGTCGGCCCGGCAAGCCCCGCGGTCGTGGTGTCGAAGTTCGCCATGCGGACCACATAGCGCCAGTCCTCGATCGCCAAGCCGCCGTTGCGCGAGAAATACGAGGTGTAAGCCTCGTAGCGGCGTTGCAATGAATCGTAGGCCGGCACTACGTCACCCTTGTTCTCGAAGATCAATCCCGCCTTGGTGCCCTTGGGATAGATTTCGTAGCAGGTCTGGTCGCCCCAGCCGATCAGCCAGATCGACGTGTTGGAGTTTCCAGAGCCGCCGGCATTGAACACGTTGACGCCGTTCGGGGTGTTGGCGATGGCGGAAAAGAACGTCGAGAATCCGGAGAACTCCGCCGGGACCGTCCAGGAGTTGCCGTACATGAGATAGCCGGTCCACTGCTGGGACATGCCCTCCATGTGAGCAACGTCTTCCTTTTCGCGGTTGGCGTTGGTGTTGCCGCCCAAATCCGCAAGTTTCTTGTCGATCTGCGAGTAGGCGTCCAGCATCGCCATGCCGAAGGTGATCTGCGCGGCGGCGGACTTGGTGTAGCCGACGCCTTGGTTAAAGCGCCGGAGCGTGCCTTGGGGCAATGCCGTGCGCAGCGTGACGACGTGACCCGTGGTCAGATTGCCTTCGACCAGCGGGGCATCTTCGTCGATCTCGTTGCACTGCGACATCAGTTCGGCCATGTCGGCAATCTTGCCGGATGGGTCCATGCGTCGGCCGATATCGGCCAGGGTAAGGGAAGCCATGCGAAAAATTCCTTATGATGCGACCTTCACGCCATCGGTCGTGTTGTACCAGCCGCGTTGGCCAGCCTCTTTCGATCCTTGGCGTTCGGATGGCAGATTGGGTTGGACGGGTTCAGGCTCGCGCAACAGCTCGTAGATGCCATTGAGCATCTTGATCGTCAGACGGTGGTGGGAGACGCCGCCAGCGTCCATGATGCCGATCAGCTCTTTGGCCTCGTCCTTGGACAAACCGACCAGGGATTCCAGAGCGTACTTGGCGTTGCCCAGCGTGGTCTCGATGCGGTTGCCGCCGAGCTGCGGATCGGATTTGAGTTCGTTGAATCGCTGCTCGATCAGTCTGTTCCACACGTCGCGCTGGTGTTGCGTCACCTGGTTGCCGATGCGGTTGACTTCTTCCAGATAAAAATCCGTCAGGTTCTGCCGAAGCGCCGCAATCGCGGCGTGGTCGGCCTTCCCGTCGGATTCCGTCTTGCCGAGAATCTCGTCGAATTTCTTCAGCCGAGCGTCGTCGAGTTTGACGTTTTCCGGAAGTTTCAACGCTTCGTAAACCGGCGGAGCCTTGACCTCTGCAGGTGGGGCTTCCTTCTTGTCCGCGGCCTCGGGCTTGACTTCCGGCTTGACCTCACCCTCGGCTTTCGCCTCGGGCTTGGCTTCCGGTTTGGTCTCGCCTTCGGGAGGCGGCGCTTTCCCGTCGCTTTGCGCGGCGGGCTTCGTCTCAGCCTCGGCTTTCGCCTCGGGCTTGGATTCGGGTTTTGCTTCGGGCTTGGCTTCCGGCTTCGCCTCGGCCGCGCCTTCGTGCTTTCCGGCATCGGCGGACGCAAGCGGTGCTGCTTCGAGTTTCGGCGCCTCGACGAGCGGCGTTCCGCCGTTGGTCGCTGCGGCGACTGCCGGGTCGGCTGTCTTGGTTTCGACTTTTGCGGTCTCGGCCATGTTACGCCTTCATCTCAGTGGAACGGAGACGTTGATCGCGCGGGCCTATAGGAGGACGACCAGCGTAGACTTCCGAGCGCAGCGGCGAAGCCGCAGCAGAACGCACCGGCGCCCCGATCAGCGTTCTCCACAGCCGCAGCACATTCTGCGTATCGTGGGCGGTAAAAATCCGCTTGTTGCGCAGCTTGTAATTGGCCAACATAACGAGATTGAGCGATTCCGCCATGATCAGCGCCACATCCATGTCCTCGCCTTCCGAGGCGCGGGCCAGGATTTCCTCGATCGATGGCCGCTGCTCGAAATCGGGGCCGGGTTGCAATGTCACGTCGGAAGCCATTTCCTGGTCAGCCATTTTGTGCGTCCTGTCTCTCGTTCTGCTTCAGAAGTTTGGTGTTGCGCAGTTCGTTCTCGATCCGCTGCTCGTCGAGCATCTTCATGTAGAGTTCGGGATGCCGTCTCATGCGCTCGTCGAGCCAAGCGCCGATGTTGCGTTCGCCGAGATGCAAATAGGTACGGTGCGTATCCGAGCGTCCGGATTCGTCGATCGCCGTAAAGGTTTCGCCAAGGTGGCAGGTCTGAAACACGATGCGATAAAGAAGATCGCGGCCCTTCGAGTGATTCATCCACACTCGGATCGTCTCGTCGTCTTCGGCGTCGCGCCGCCCGGCTTCTCTTGCGGCGGCTTCGACGGCGGCGGGATCGGATGAGTCGTAGACGCCTTGGTCAGCCACGCTCGGCCGCTTCTTTCACGCCGGTTATCACCCGCCCGATCCCGGCCTTGTGCTCGGCCCACGCGACAAAGCCGCCAATCATCGTCTTGTCGTTGCCGAATCCGGTCAGTTCCAGCCACTTCTTGAAGCCGGGGAGGGAGATTTCGAGGCCGTCGATGATCTGCGCCGTCAATTTCAGTTTCGCGTCGAGTTCATCGCCAAAGTACGAGATCGTCTCCTGCACGCCGCCGCGCGACGGTCCGTTGCTCAGTGCATTGCTGATGAGCCACCACGCTGTAGCGTTGCCGTCCTGTGCAACAAACTCCCGCAACGCCCTGCGGAACTTTGTGTCCACCTCCTGCCGGATGTGACGTTTGCCACCTTGCACAAAGGCAGAGACATTGGTGGGAACATTGGCCTCGGTCAGTTTGGGTCGCATTTGGTATCACGCTTTCTCAGTGATTAGGGTTCGGTCACCTGGTCTCGGCGGAAAGTTGACCGGAATCCTGTCTCCCAACTGCGCTGAATCGTTTTCCGCCACCGCTGCCAAAAGCATCCTTATCAAGTGACCTGCTATTTCCTCAATTTCTTGCGGCCCATCAAACACCAGACCGTCAAGCGAAATAGTAGCATGGTGCAGCCGCACCTTCATCCGATCATCATTGAAGCGCAACTCGATCGGACGTTCGCGCGGATCAAGAATGATATGGATCGCGGCCATCTTCAATGCCTCGCAAATCCCGGCGGCAGAATAAGCCGTCCCGGCCGCGGCATGGTGGCGGCGGTCTTCCCTGCGAGTAACCCCCGGAAACTCCTTTCGCGGCGTTCGAGCTGCTGCGCCATGAAGGACCACATGAAGTCGCCGCGGAAGCACGACGCCAACTGCCGCATGCCTCCGGTCGCCTGCTTGATGCCGTCGAGAAACCGATCACGAGCCTTGCGCCATGAATAGGCTTCGCCGCGCACCGCGACGGTTTCCGCCTGCTTGCTGGCAAGATCGACGCCGCCAAGGGTGACGGCATCCCGCCGCATCTTATCGAGCATCTGGCCGATTTCGGTCCAGACGGAGCCTTTCAGTGGTTCGATCTTGGCGAGATGCACGCAGGCGTCCGCCGCCATCTTCAAACCTTCGACGACGCGCTCGTAGGATTCCTTTTCGATCATCGTTGTGCCGCCGGGATGTGGCAGCGGGTCGCCATCGCGACCACGGACAACCAGATTGTTCGGATGGTTCGGATCGTCGGGCGCGTGGGTTTTTACTTCTTCGGTCATAACGCAAATCCGCCAGCTTCGAGCACAGCAACCGCTTCCTGCAACCGAAAGGCGTCCGCTTTGCTCAGATCAACCGTTTCTATCAATTCAAGATCAACTTCCGACCGCATCAATATCCCATCGCATTCAAAGATTTCCAGATAGCCCTTGTAAGCTACTCCATTAGCGTCGAAAAGATCGCGGATGCCGAAGTCATGCCGCGTCGCGCGCAGGCGCGTGCCGTCCGACAAACGTGTCAACTCAATTTCACCACGCGGGAGTTTTATCATTGCATCGCCACCGCCGGTCCAAACAGGTCGATGAACTCGTATTTTTTCAGCATGACCCACGGCGCGACGTTGGAACCGATGACTTCGCCGCGCACGGCGACAAATTCGGCGTGCTGATTTATGGAATCCGCCATCACAAGCGCAATCGTGCGGTCGATCAGAAGTGCGGTGATTTGGCTGACTTTGTTCATGGCCTCGCTCCCGGTTGTCCAGACCCGGCGCCGGAATTTCCGAGCAGCAACTGCAGCGCGCTTACCCCGCCGCCGACCTCGGTATTGGAGAGGTTTTGAGCGGCTTCTGTCGCACCCGGTGCAACTTTCTCCGCCATGTGCGCCTGTTGCGCTGCCTGCTGCGCCTGCGCTCGTCCCGTGCGGATTTGCTTGATCTGCTCTTGGTCGTTCCAATCGTCGGGCGGAAACTCGACCGCCTCGCCGTAATCGCGGATGAACTTGTCCTTGTTGAAGTTGTCGAGCGTGCCGGGCAGCGCCGCCTCCATGCGTCCGCCCATGACGATCGTGCGCTCCATTCCTGCGGTCTTGGCCGCCTGTGCGACCAGAGCGAGTTTCGACACGAACTTGACCTCGATCGGGACACCGCTAAGCGACGCTGGTTTCGGCGGGATCAAGCCTCGGCGGTTCATGATCGACACCACGCGAGAAATACCGATGGCATCCTGCCGCAGATTACGGCCGATGACCGAGCCGAGCCGCAACAGCTTTTCGCCGCGGCGTTCGGTCAGCTCAAGTTCGTTGCGCGGTTGCACGCCTTCCATCTGCGAGATCATCAGAAACACATCGTTGAAAAACCAGCGTTCGATCCGCCCCTGCAGCCGCTCGATGATCTTGTCGGCAAACTCGATGAACCGCGGGTCCACCGTGTACATCGGCTTCATGCCGCCGCTTTGCGCGAGATTAGGAACGTAAGTGACCTTGCCCGGTAGTGTCGACGCCGGCTCGTTCTTCATCGTCAGATCGGCCTGCATGGGCGGCCGCAAGCCCTTGTCGACCCCTTCCGCCGTCCGTCGCGTCAATTGGTGCAACTGCCGCACGTCCGGCAGTGCGTCCATTCCCGGTCCACGACCATAAGGATCGTTCGAGCGCTGCGTCCAGCGCGCATACATCAACGGCTTTTCGCGGAAGCCCCTTACCGACAACGGCTGCGGCGTCGATTGCCCGCGCAGCCAATACGTTTCACGATAAGGAAAGCCGCCAGGCACCACTCCGAGATTGAACTTCTGACCCTGCTGATTGCAGGGGTAGTTCGGCTCGATGTTGTGGGCAACGATGAACTCGGTTTCGAGATTGCCGCCCTTGGTATTCCAAAGTTGCGCGACATTGGTGCCCTGTATCGCCTTCGGACCGAACCGCTCGACGATCTGCCGGACCGTGAGCACGAATTCCCGGTCGAAGATATCGACCTCGTTGTTGCCGAGGCACGCCCCGAAATATTCCCCGGCACACGCATTCTGGAAATTGACGACGCGTTCGCGGTCCTCGTAGACCAGCATCGGCGCGGTGCCGAAGGTTATCTGGTCCTCGTAGTATTGATACTTGGCGTCGTAGTAGTTCGATCCCGCCAGCACCTCGTAGACCCG